CAGGCAAAATTAATTCATTAGCTTTACTAACGCACTTTTGAATAAATGAATTTGCCGTAGCTTTTAATTTACCCATTTCTTGTTGATGATAAAACTCCAATTGAGCATATATAGAATCAGCTTGGTTTACATTAGCGCAATTCATTATTTTTGCTTGATAAACTTCAACTTGATTTTTATGGGCTTTCGAAGCATTTACAATGCTATCTAATTCCAATTTAGATAAATCCCAAACTTTAACTATTGTTTCTTGTTTAATACCATTAACAGTGTCCAAACTTTCATTTAATCTATTGCCTAAATTAACCCAAAGATCTTCAATTTCTTTTCTTATTGGGTCTTTAAAGCTACTGTTCTTTTCGCAATGACCGTATTTAAGTTCTACTGATCTTTTTTCATTCATAGTGTAAAGTTTTTGTTGCTCTCTTTGAGCTGCTTCGAGTTTTTGCAGTTCTTTTGCCTGAGCTATGTCCATCAAATTACCGAATCCCTTCATAAAAAATCTCATAAATAAATTAATATATTTAAGCTCAACGCAATTTTTGTACCAAAGATAAAAGTCTAATTGTTAAAAAAACACACTTTAACTAGTTCGTGTATGCGTGAACTAGTTAAACCCAGTTAAATCCAGTTAAACCCCTTGACTAAGTCTGTTTTATTATTTCATTTTCCACAGTTGGTGGGGGTAACCATTTTAAGGTGATCTAAAAAACTTCGAGATTTCCCGTGAAAAAACTTTTTCTGTTATAATAAAGCTATGTGCCGATGCGAGTGTTTTATTACAGTAACAATAGCGTTATGGGAATTCCCATAACGGCTTTAAGAAAATAATAATTATGTTAAAACATAAATTTAGAGCAAAACCTGTTATCGATGATGGGATTAGATTTGCCTCTAAAAAAGAGCATAAACGTTATACGGAACTTAAAGCTTTGCAAAAATATGGCGAAGTGCTTTTTTTCCTTAGGCAAGTTCCATTTCATTTGCCTGGCGGCGTTAAGTATTTATGTGATTACTTGGTGTTCTGGGTAAGTGGTGAAATCACCATCGAAGACGTTAAAGGAATGAAGACACCAATGTATATCTTAAAGAAAAAGCAAGTTGAAGTAACTTATCCTATCACAATTACAGAGATTTAATTCATACAAAGCTTTTTACTATTCATTACCGTTTATAACGTTAAAAAGAGTGGGTAAATAGTTTCCTCTACGCTTGGCAATAGGTTGTCTTTCAAGTAAACTTCTCGCAAACATTGGATCAATCAAGGCTTCCTCTAATACGCTGTAATTTGGATTTGGGCGCATAAACTGTTTAGAAGCCCAGTTTTTAAATGGAACACCAGGGATATTCTTAATCATTGCTAAAGGTTGCTGAGTTGGAGAACCTAAATAGTTTTGTACTTTTGCCTGCATTTCTAACTTTGGAGCAGTGGCCGATCCATAAGCCCCATTACCCCTAGACACCTCTGATCTGTTCTTTAAATAATTATTTATTTCATCAAAGCTACTTAATTCCTCAGGAGAATAAATAGCATTCATTTTTTCTTTTCTTGTTCTTAAGAAATTATTTGATTTATCATAAGTTGGTATACTCCCTTCTGGAGCTTTGCCTAGATACATATCACGTACATATGCTTTAGTTAGGTCTTCTGCTTTGTTTCCTCTGATATGCTCCATATAATTTCGTATATTTTCTTCCGGTGCTTTCATAATATTGCGTGGTAGATCATCAGTAGGAACTCTATATTGATTGAATTCATTTTTACCAACAAATTTCTTAAGTAACTTATCTTGGTTGATCGCATTCACAGGTTTTGAATATTGACTATAAACATCTCTATGAGCAGATCCTTCAGGAGTTGTACTTAAATCTTTCAGCATTTCTTCTTTTTGTTTTTTAAAATGCCTGAGCAATGATTTATTACCACCTTTCTCTGATCTTTTTAACTGGGTAATATTATTGCCGATCTCACTCATTGCTTTGTCAATATGACCTGGTTTATAGCGGCCGCTTTCTAATGCCGCAACTTCCGCTTTTAACGCATTCATTTTTAGAACTTTTTCACTATAGGCAGGTAACAATTGATTTAAGACCTGTTCTTTAGCTTGCGCATTTAAATTAGGGTATTCTTTGTCTAATCGCATGACTTCTTTATCTAGCTCTTTCTCAAGTTTAGATAATTCTGCTTTAGACTTTTCGGCCAATTTCTTATATTTAGTAGGTAATATATTCTTATGTTTCACTAGGCCTTTTTCTATATCACCAAGTTCATCAATAATGGCATTATTTGTGTAATTTTCAAAATTAGATATTGGATAAGTATTTTGTGAGTCTTGTAGATTTTTATAAAGATCAGAACTAGCATTCGTTCGTTTGGTTTCTAGGGCATTTAAAGTATTTTGTATTTTGCTTCTTCCAGCCTCTCCAACTTCTAGGGGAGAAGGATTTAAATTATCACCAATGGCATTCAGTTTATTGCGCAACATTTCATCATTATAAGCTCGTTTAGCATCAACGCCTGTTAGATTAGGAGCATATGCATTATGTAAATTTGAGATATCTCTATTTAAAGCTACTTCAGCAGTAACAGGAATAACACTATCCGACTGCGGATTAAAGTTTTTTAATCGTTCTAAATTATGTTCCTTAGTTATATCTTTCAATAGCTTTGATACAGGTGCTTCCCCCGCAGCTATTTTTCCTTGTTTAGAAAATTTATTTAGCAAAGAAGCTGGGTTTGGTGTAACCATTTGCAATCCTGCAGCGGTTAAATCTGCCGTTAATGGATCTGCTCCAAGGAATTCTTGAGTAGCACCGCTTAAAGTACCGAGTGCACCTTGTACCCCTGCTGTTCGTGCTGTTTTGTTAAATCTATCAAGTAATGATAGTTTTCCAAGATTTCCAAGTCCACCTGTTATAGCTCCTTGAGTTAGCCATTCAGTTCCTTGGCCGAGAGGTTTTAAAAAACTATTAGTCGTTCTTGGAGTTGTATCAATATGATGTTTATTAAGAAAAGAATGTATGTTTTCAGCATATGGAGGAAAATAATTAGGTTGTTTACTAAAATCTTCTAATTTATTGGTAAGAGATTTTTGCCATTGTAAGTCTCTACCAAAGTTATAAGGACCGATATCTTCGTTTTGATCTGCAGCAATTTTACCTGCTAGCCACCTAATACCACTCTCTCCTGTAGCTGGTAGATTTGCAAGGTCTATTGCTCCTTTAAGAGCTGATTTATTTAAAAAAGTAAACGCATCATCTTCTTCTTTTACTGACTTTTGAGTAATTTGACCTTTATTTAACTGATAATCAGCCTTCAATGCGCCTACGAGTCTACTTCCTTTGATATATCCTATTTCTCCTTGAGGATTAATAACTTCTATTTTTTGCTCAGGATTAGCAAGTGCAAATTTACCAGATAGTAGAGCTTTATCAAGTTTATCTAATGGAATTAATCCTTTCGTTCCGTCTAAGCGTAATACTTCTATTTTCATTGTTCTATCTTTTCAAACCCAAAATCATCTGTATTATCATAGTTTTGTAATGTAGGGATGCTATCTATTTCATCATTATCAATGCCGGTAGCTCTTCTTCCCTGATCTTCTAATTGTTTTATTAAATGATAATTGTGTTTATCAATATGCCGCCCTGTTTGAAGAGATAAATTTGTGCTTTCATACGAATTCTTTGCATCTTCCAGCATATGACCGAGTTTTTTTTCATATACGTCAAAATTTTCATTAAAATTTGGAAACAAGTTATTGTTGTCTCCGTATTTAACTGTAAAATTTGTTAATGCCCCGTCTTTTAAAGCCTTTTCAGCTGTTTGCATAGCACGTTTATTGGTAGCAGCTAAATCAGCATATTTAGTAGCTATTTCTCTCTGCACCGGATCTTTAGAAAAAGAACTTAAAAACCCCGAAGCATTCCTAATTGCTTTTTTAAATACAAAAGGATTACTAGTGTCAATACCGGCTTTAGCCATTGTATCTTTTAAATCCTTGTATAATTTATCCATTGTTGTAACCTCTTCGTAAAAGTCAGCCGCTTTTTTTGTTTGAAGACCTACTTTATCAAAAGCTGAATCTGTCCTAATCATAGGCGCTATTCGATCAAGTTCTGAATCTGAGTTATATTTTTTATTTTTTAAATTAAATATTTTCTCTTTTAATTCTCTATCTAAAGCAGCTTCCTTTTGCTGTTCATTAAAAGCTCGTTCCTTAAATTTATGATTCCAAGCTTTCTCTTCTTGGGCAGATTCTAATGCCTCCTGCGCTCTTCTATGCTGCAAGATTTGATTAGCTAGGGCATTATTTTCTTTTATCGCCGTATCCTCGGATTGATTGTAAGATTGCAGAGCTGGATTCATTGCTCTACCAAAGACCCCTAGATTGTTTTTAAATCCGCTGACCACTGGCTCCTTGGCAATTGCATTACCAAAGTTTAATACGGCATTATTGATAGCCCCGTGTTGCTGATTCCGAGTCATGCCAAAATTTTGACGTGATTGCTCTATTGCCTTACTAATGCCTAAGTCAAAAGGATTATATGCATTCCCTCCTTGCGTAGGTAATTCTTGAGGATTTTCAGCAATGTTGTCATCATCAGGTGATGGATAGTTAAAATTTTTCATGTAATTTACCAATGTGTTTGACTATAAGTTCTCCAACTATTTGAATCATTAGGATTTTCACCCATCTGGGGGGCGTAGGTCATATATTGCTTATAATTTGCGGCCACAGGATCGGGACCAGTGTTAGGGTAACCACCAGTCCACTTAAGCAACATACTATCTTTATATAACCGAGGAAGCGCATTGAAAGCCATGTACCGATTTTGCATTTGACGTGCTTTATGTTCTTCATAAAGTTGCGTTTTACTTTTATTAAGATTAAAACCAGACGAAACTGGTTTCTGAGCTTCCTGTTGCTTGCGTCTAGCTGCTTCTTCCTGCGCTCTTCTCTGAGCTTCTTGTTGCTGCCGTCTAGCCGACTCTTCTTGCGCTCTCCTTTGAGCTTCTTGTTGCTGCCGTCTAGCCGACTCTTCCTGCGCTCTCCTTTGTGATTCTTCCATAGCTTTTCTGAGCTCAGCTGAATTATCAATGGGTTTAAGTTGCTGGATAGGAGCTAACTCATTTTGATTAAATGGAGCTAGTGGCGCATTCGCATTTAAAGCTTGTGGATTTATTGATGCCAGCGGACTATGTACGGGATTGCTAAGAGCGTAATTAATTCCCCCTAACCCCGTAATGCCTGATAGATGAGGATTCATTCCATTACTACTTCCCTGTAAATGTGGCCATTCTGAGTTTTGCTCGTTCTCAAAATCTTGTTGCTGGCCATTTAATTGATGCTGATTATTAAACCAATTTGTTGTCCCTTGGTTATTTAGTGACTGGATACTGCCAAGAGCATCTTGATACTCATTCAATCCATTCTTTCCTAGATTATTAAGCTGATTAATATCGTTACCATCTTGGTTATTCATAGTAGATAGAGAACCACGTAAACTATTATTTAATAAATTACTACGTCCACCGAATCTACCAGCAAGTAATCGTCTGATGGCATCTTCAGTTTGTGCTTGATGAGATTGTGAGCCAAAAGTCCCTCGCTGAGCATTACTTGCTGCTACCTCATTTCTAGCTCTCTTTATAGCTCTTTTGGTCTCTAGATCAAAATGCTGTTCTTGAGGATTAAACGTCTCTGATAAATTATTAATAGCTCTTGTGCCGACATTATCTCTACCCAGCAAATTAGAAGCTAAACTATCTCTCTCTCCCCTGTTCTCATCTTGAAAGTCATGATTTAACCTCTGAAGTAGAGTATGTGATTGCTCAAGCTCAGGAGTCATGGGAGCAACAGTTTGGCCGCTATAAGAAGGAGTAGGAGTATTATAAGTCCTCATAGCTTGTTCGAGTACTCTCATGTTGCCGGCTTCTTGAGTAGGACTCATATTATCGGCATTACCGCCATAAGTATTTAGTAAACTATTCAGCGCTCCCATTCGGCGGTATGGTGCGTTGACTTCTCTATCAAAAGCCGCTCTATTTGCTTGATTAGTTAAGTTTCCATGAGTATGAACTTGATTACCAAAAGACCCAAGCATACCCATTAATCCTTCCCTTTTAGCTTTTTCCTGAGCGCCTAGTGCGTTAAAGCTTTGACCAAGTCCTTCATTAAATGCGGCATTTAAGCCTTTAGTTTCATCACTTAATTTATTAAAGCTAGTTCTTGCAACCGGTAAACTTTGGTTTAAATCTTTTTCTACTTTGCCCCTTAAAACATCTTCACGACCATCATAAAAACTACCGAATTGTTTTTTTAACTTACTTAAAGCCACGTTCTCAAAGAAGTCTTTTGAACCGCTTTGTAATCTATTAACCAAAGAATCGGTTTGCTGGGGTGTAAACCCTTGAGCCGTTCTATTTATAACACTAGATGCTTCTTTAGAATAAGGAGCAGGCTCGTTTCTAAACTTTTGCTCTAATTGTCTTCTTCTTTTTTCAAGAGCCGACATTGGTACGGTAGTTCTGCCCCTATAAACAGGGGCATTTTTGGAGGTCAGTCTTGCTCTATCACGTGCTAGAGTATCGTAAGCTTGTTGCTTTAAATCTTCTAAACCAGATGGATATTGTTGATAACTTGCCATGTGTTACCCTCTTAAATAATGTTCTAAACTTTTTGACTTAGGCGGTAATGATATTTTTCCGCCCCTTTTATGCCTGCGCACGCTTTCTCTAAAAGCATCTAGCTTTCTTGCACCTGCTCCGTTATTGCCATCGCCAAGATCTGAAACAGTAGCTGCATCAATGACGTATTCCCCGTCACTAAGTTTTGCGTCAATTAGATCATCTTGACCACCAGTATTACCTTGCAAATAACCCGCAAGACTATTTGGGAACTCTACTTCTTCAGCCATGTAATTATAAGGACTATGTACTTCTCCTCCCTCATTCATGCGGATAGGCTCTCCTGTCAATTCCGGATTATCATAATATTCAAGCCAGCGACCTTTTTGCCCGTATTCTTCCGGTGAATTTACCCTCCTATGCAAAGAGCCGATTTCACCGAGTTTTTCTCTAAGGGCATTATATTTCAGCCTGCGGGCTGCTTCTCTTCTAGCAAACTCATAAGCTTCTTCAGCTTCTAGTTCGGCAGGAGTTAATCTTGAGGCGTTTCTGTATCTTCTTTCCTCATCTGCTATCTGCTCTGGACTTTTTGGTTTTACAGGTTTTTCTCGTCCTGCATATTGAGCTGCCGCCGTACCAAGAGCTAGTAGATTACTAGGCTGCGTTAAATAATCTTTTGAATTATCGCCTAATTTTTCCATAAAGCTTCTATTGTCTACAGCAGGGGCTTGCATATATTGCGCTGGGGAAGCGCCACCTCCCATGCCATTTAAAGACATCATATTCGTTGCTGGGCTTGCGTACTGCCCCCCGCTACTGCCACCAAGACCAATAGATGGTAGAATTGCATTAGCGTTGCCGTAATTGCTTAAAGTTTGATTACCTGTTAAAGAACCAAGAGCAGAAGTTCCGCTTGGCAACATTGCGCCCATTCCTGCTCCTCGCAAGCCCGCTTGTAGATGATCCTTGCGACCTCGAGCAGCGGAACCTGCTGCTCCGCCCAGTGCGCCACCTATAACACCTCCAATACCAGGCAAAATCATATTGCCTAGAATCGCTCCTGTAGCTCCACCAAGACTACCTTTTAACCATTTAGCGGGATTGCTAAATAATCCAAATTGCGGTAAACCTGTTTTTTTATTTATTGTTCCACTACCACCAAGGCTTTTAAGGATATGAGCCTCTAGCGGGTTAATATGAGCAAGGATAGTATCTTCTCCGTTTCCTTGTTTGCGAATCATCTCAGCAAGTACTGGATAAGGGCTAGAATTTCCACGTTTTGGTTTTTTAGTTTTTTTGACCTCGCCCCCTTTTACTTTCCCTCCTTTTGCATAAGGTACAGGATTATCATCAAACATATTACTATTTGGTAAGCTTGCGTCCTGACTTTGTAGATATTGCATAGGACCGTTATTGCTAAAATTATTTAAATCTTGGTTATACAAATTACTATCATCGTTTGTTATGTATCCGCCTCCAGCGTAATTTTGATTATTCATCGGTATCATTCTTTTTTCTCTGTTATTACAGGTTGCGCATTCATTATATTATAGGCCATCTTTGCCCATGTCTCCCAGTTATATTGTAACACTTCTTTACTTTTTTTGTTATTTTCAGTGATTTGTTTTTTTTGATTATAAGGACTAGGCACTCCCGCTTTTTGAAAAGGTTCATAGCTAATCACGGCTTTAGCCCATTGGCCCCATTTATCCTCGTCCAAAAGAATCGGTAATCCTTGATCACTATAATCAGAGCAAACAGTTGCAGCCCAGTATTTGACAGAAATATACTTAGGATATACATTAATCATCGCCCGTCTCCAATATCAGCAACTACAAAGGTTTGGCTCATTTGATAACCAGATCCAAGGCCATTTGATTTAAAGGTAAAACTGACATTTCTTCCTTGGAACATAAATTCAACCCTTGCAGGTTTATCAGGAGCTGTACTAACTTGTAACGGCGCGCTACTAACAACTGGACTTAAAGGGTACTGCCTGCTGTTAAAAATGATGCTCATATTCGCTGTAGGCGTAAATACAAAATTAGGCTCGATACGCTTTATTTGCATCCATCTATCTATACCAGAGGGTTGTTTAAAATTATTAAATGAAGCGTAGGAAATAATCGGCGTAGTAAAATAAGACGGAATAGCTTTAATAGGCGGTTTTAACGGATTATCACTCGGATAATTATTATTAACCTGATCAGTGCCAACCTCATGTTGCCAAATGTAATTATTGGTATCACCCTCATATGGAACTAAATTTTTACCCACGGTAAACATGTTACCGGTGACATTATCAAAGTAACCGCAATCTCTGCTAATTGCAGTATCATACCAACTATTATCCATAATGTTATAGATAACAGCTCTTGTGCATCCAACATCGTCCTCATTGCCTTTTTCAGGATAAAACCACCATATCTCATCTTTGACAGTGTTTTTAACGCCAAAGACTAATTGACGTTTATTCATGTCGACGTTTTCAAAAAAAGTCTGACGATTTAAGTTGTTCTCCAGTGGTACTACAACGCCGTTGTAAGTAAAGAATCTCCCAGTCCCTGGCCAGTAAAATATTCCGTCATATTCAACGACGCAATTAGATGACAGAATAGAACTATCATTAGTAATAATTTCTTTTTTAAAACTAATATCATCGGCGTCATTAGGATTAACGTTGACAATATTGGTAAGTCTGACCACAGAGGATAATGTCCAAAAAAGAGCTGACGGACTAGCTGTGCCACCTCTTACCCCTGCCCCGTAAATTACTTTGTCTGTGGATATATTGATAGAATATTTTAATAGATCAAATTTAAACGGTTTATCAGCGGTAAGGTTAATTTTGCTTTTTGACCATCTAACAAGCCCATTATTTCCATAAATAAACAGATAAGGATTAACGAAAAGCACGCCTCCGGTAATTTCTGTTAAAAGTTTTGTATAATTTTGCGGAGTATCCGACATGCTTTCAACTTTTACCCAAGCATTGTCATGATAAGTAAATATACCGGGACATGGTATATTGGCAGTGATAGTTGCAATCATCCTTGGTACACAAAGAATAGATTTGCTAACTACTTGACCATTTTGAAACGTAATAGGTATTATTTGCCAATAAGCACCTATAGTAGGATTATTTGGTGGAGGCGGAGTCCAATTACCGGTAGCACCGTTAAAAAGAGCAAGTACAAAATATTGACCGCCTTGTGTGTAACGACTTGCAAATCCTATAAATATATTCGGCGCTTCAGGCGTTTCTTGATCAACATACATAGCATTAGGCACGGCTGATTGCAAAGATATAGTAGTAGGCAATGCGGTCATTCCGCCAATATTTTGAGGAAAACCTCTAAAAAACCTAGTCCATTGACCGTTAGTACAATACTCTCCTTGAAACGGACTACCATCTCGGAGAATGCCAGGTTTAAAAGTAATAGGAAAAACTTGATCTGCCATAATAATTTTTAATCTTTATCTCTTTTAACGCCTCGATCAGTATAACGATCCTTAGTTAGCTCATTGGCACTAGCTAAAGCTTGTTGATAGAGACCTTGATAGACTTGCATACGTGGGTCGTCTTTTAGGTAAATTAAAGCTTCTAAAAAACAAGAATAAAACAAAAGATCTGCATAATATTCAGTTAAAATGTTTTGCTGATTCTCACCTGTTATTAAATCAACTCTTCTCAAGTATGTCAGTTGATACTTAAAATCTTGCGGAGGCGTTGGGCTAATAAATATTGCCTCAAAGGGAGTGCCTGCTCCCCCTTCTTGTTGTTTCTGGCGATCAGCGTAAAACAAAGGTGGATTGCTATCATTACTATCATCGGCATTAGGCCAGTAATTTATACAAAATTCATAGCTCCTAGGAAACAAAACTATACTTTTGGTAAAGGGAGAGTCCGTCGTTCCATAAACTATAGAAATAGTCTCTACCCAGTTAGCGGGTTTTTCTATAATAGCTGAGCCTGATGTGAAGTTTTTAATTTCTTCAACTTTTTCATAGCCTAGTGTTTTTAGCTCTCGCCAAATACGTTCTTGTCCCATGCTAATAAAAAATGGGATAGCTGCGATAAAATCAACGCTATCAATCTTATTGGCGTAAGTTATTATTTGTTTGCTAAGAGTGTCGTAATTAGTAGCCATTGAAATTCACTGTTATAACTTAATATTCTATGATTATTACACCTATAGTTCCAAAGAAAGCAGTCTATATTCCAACTCCTGAGCATATAGGCATCCAATATCTGTTTGCTGTCCCTACTAGCCATACGTAACCATCAGTTGATAGTACACATTTACTTTGGTCTTGGGATTGTATACTATCTATATCATTTGGTCTTATCGTAGTAGTCCCTACACCTGCTTGTTTGATTATTATTAATCTATTAATGTTTGAGCTAATACCCAAACTTGGTAGATTTACCGTTGTTCCACCTGACGCGGCGTATATTACTACAAAAAAATCATTGTCTAATATATTATATGTGGATATAAACGATGCTGCCGAAAAAGGTAAGTATTTACTGACTATTTGCGATAAGTTTAATCCGCTATCTTTTATTAAAGTACCAGTTGTATTGTTGAAAGTTGGAATATTATTGATTACAGATGACGCAGGACCTACAACATTACCAGCACTAGGAGGGCTTTCACTAATTATTCCCCAGTTCTGACCGTTATTGAAAACTTCTACCCACCCATAGTCAGTATTTATAGTGTAATCATAATCCTTATCGATTCTAAACCCAGCAACTGTTGATATTTTAATATTTTTTGTTGAAGCTTGACCGGTTTTGTCTTTGATAATATAAACTATGCCAAGCGGTACGTTATTGGGTGAGAACAAATCTATAGTCGTAGTACCAGTTACTCCTGTAACATCTACATTTATAATACAATCATCTTTAGTTGGTTGATAATAATTGGTAGTAACGGATGTTACTTTTAAAGTTAAGTTATCAATATTCCCAGAAACCCACTGTCCATTTTGTCTAAATCTCGTTTGCTTTAATATAGTATCATATACTACCATCCCATCTTTTGGAGAGACAAGAGCATTAATTTGATCAGTGGTAAGCCTAGATAATAAAAAACCACCCGTTGTTGAATTGATCTCAAGCAGGGCTGATGGACTAGATGAACCTGCTCCTAGTTCTCCGTTAATGATGGTGCAGACTTGAGCATCTACTCCGACCCCTTGTGTTTGGAACGTTACCGGAGTAAGTCCATCAACAAGTATTACGCCAGTATCTGCGACATTATCATTGCTACCGAACTGGAGCGCTCCTAAATTACTCATCTTGTATAAAGGAGTAGCATTAATAGCTTTATCTTTGCTATTTACAACCTGTAAATCTTCTATTGTAACACCTCCAGCTTTGATCTTTTTAGAATCACCGTCATATATAGCAATACGCAAATCAGTGCCATTATTGGTTGATGTTACAACATTATTAGCTGCAACCCCTCCATCTTTTATAGCTTTCCCCGTTATGCCATCGAATGCAACAAGATTATTATTGATCGAATTAGCTGGACCTACAACGTCCCCGTTACCCTCTACAGCAGATTTCCAAGTATCTGTAGATCCTTGGTAGAACTCCATAACATTGCTATCGCTATTAAAAACTATAGTGCCGTCTTTAATAGGTTGATCGGGATCATTACTATTGACTAATTTATCTCTCTCCTGGGTTGTTACAATCGGAGGATTTAAACAACTATTTGCATCCCTGTAATTAATCTGTAACCCAGTAACTTGAGTAATGGGCAGGGTAGTTCCTTTATCTATTGGCATAATATTTCCTTAATTATATTTAATTTACCCACCCAAGAGTAATAACTCCTGCTGCCACTGCTGAAACTGCTAGCTTCTGTCCTACTACCGGAGCAGCAATAGCTGGCAATATATAGGTTATAGCGGTATTTGTTCCGGCAGCTTGAATAGTCGTACTTGCAGTATTTGCTGTATTTTTTAATACAATTGATGGATTACCAGCAGCAGCTGTCAAAGTTATTGTTCCGGCCAACCCTGAAAATGACACAACATCATTTATATCCATTAGCACATCGTTCCAAGTTCCTTTTAAAAACACTTGAAAACTCTGAGTGGTAATGTTGTAAATCATTGTACCATTTTTTACTCGAACATTAGTATTTCCGCCTACTGTATAGGGCGTAACATTTTCCAGTTTATCTCTTTGGCCTTGTGTAACACTTGCAACTGCTAAAGTAGCATTTGGATTAGTAGTACCCGTGGTTTGGTCGCTGGTAATAGTAACGCCGCTAAATTCAGTTATTAATGATAAATCAGCCATTTTGTTTTCTCCTTTGATTAATTATTTTAAATATTTAGTTTTTGAATAAAGGCTCTAATCTTTAAAGCATCTTTTGCATACTGCGCATAAGCTGCTTCTTTCATATAAGCTAAAAAGTCAGCACTAGTGCTATCAAGCTCAGTATCCTTAGTAGAATCGTAAATCGTATTAAACCTGTAACTAAACAAATCTTTATTGTTAATTTTAGAACCATAAAAAGATTGCCAGCTAAGCTGTTTGTTTGTTGCCTCTTGAGGTCCTGTAATACCGAGACTTAATATATCAAGCAAAAGATAAACATTGTTAAAATCGGGAATGATCGAATTAACGATTTCTTCTACCTCTTGAGTGCTATAATTTTTTTGCGACAAAAACTCTCTAAACTCATGAAAGTGCGGTATTATTTCCTCAGGAGGTACAGGCACGGGGTCAAACAAGCCAATTGTGCCAAGACCTGTTCCGACTGATAAAAGACAAATACGATTAGCCGAGGGGTTTAGCGCATTACCTAAAGCCCACTGAAGAGCTGCTGGGTTATTCTGATAAACACCGCCATCAATAAATTTAGAATTTGGCGTCGTTACTTCGCCAATATTGACCGCAGGAAAATAAATGGGAGCAGCACTTGTACATAAGGCTACATCCTGCACTAAATAATCTTGCCCCTCTAAACTAGGAAAAGTCATATTCGAGTATAACACGGGACGAGCATTACTGATTTCAGTCCCGAGGTCTGCTACTTTTGTGGTATATATTTCAACACTAGGGATTAAGACATTAGTCTTTAGCTGAAACATCTTCGTTTGGCCAAATTTCTGATTAAGCAACGCTTTTAAATTAGTGTTTTGATACCAAGTCTCATCACCATATAATAAGGTCTTGATTTTTTGCAGTGTTGATACTGGCGGATAAAATATACTGCTGGTATTATCACTACCGTTAGTTAAAGGATTTTGTTGATCTAAAAATAACTGGATCATATCATCAGGACTATAACCGCTGGCATATGCCAGAGCTTGAATCCCGCCGATAGAAGTGCCGGCAATGATACCAAAATACTCATAGATTTTGTTTCCAGGAATGCCAGCGTCTAGGCAGAATTGCTTCATAAAATAAGCAGAAAACAAACCTTTCATTCCGCCGCCGTCAAAACAAAGAGCATTATCATTTTTTTTATTCATTATCATTTTTTAATTTCATTAAACACAAGGGATAGTAACGGTATAATCAACTGTTTTTAAAACTCCATTTACACAAATTACTACATTAGGTAAAATAAAAGTAATGTCTCCGAGTACTGGACCACCTATGGGAGTGCTAACTAAAGCCCCTTCACCGATAAGAGGCAGAGGAGTCGGTACGATAGTGGTCGGAGAGTCTACAATAACAGTGCTGGCGGATTTTAAATTTATAGTGCCTGAATCTACGTTAAAAGCCGCGCCAATAACATTGGTCTCCCCGGTTATTTTAGTTATGCCGGTAATATTGATATCGGCAGCATTTAGTGTTACGGTGGTAACAGCATTTATTATCGTGCTATTAGTAGCAATGTCACAAACATCTATGCCATCTAAAGAAAAGTTAGTTCCAACTCCCGTATCTAAGATTTCCATCGTCGCTAAACTCTGCGTGGTAACAAAAAACTTATTAGCTCTGATGGCAAATATTGTGGTGTAATCTGTCGCTGTAATTCCTCCTACTTCGATAAATTCAGCAGCTAGATCAATTGTCGAAGACTTTAGATTAATATCAGTTTCACTAGTTAAATTTATTATAGTGGTGCCGGTTAAATTAATAGTGGCTGACGTGCAAGTAAAAGATAGATCAGGCTTCATTGATATGGTTAGGGTTTTAACCCCTAACTTAGTTGGATCGCCTATTTGTATTGCCGGAGCATTAATATCCATAAGACTGCCGCTATATATCCCGACAGCTCCGACTTTTAAAGCCCCCTCAACATAGTTGATTGATACGGCTGGGGCGTTGATAGAAAGAGCGGGACTTGTTATAGAGCAAAGCGTTGCACATATTATTGAAAATAAGGCAACATCAAAAGAAGCAGGACCAAGAAGATTTTCAAACGGTCCATAAATTGTTGCAATACCTGGCTTGGACTGATCAAATCCTACTTTAAAATCATCATAAACAGTTACATCATGAGCAAGTATTGTATTTGATTCGATCGTATCCTTATTATAGATATTGTCAGAATAAAGGGTTGTAATATAAGCGGTGTCAATTGTTGCGATGCCCGCTTCTATCGTTACGGTGATAATATCATTTGCATCAATATTGGTAACATAGAGCATATTAATATCAAACATACCTCCTTTAACATATGAAGCAAGAACGCTTTCAAAGCTAGCATCTCTGGCATAGATATATTCTATTGGATCAAGTCCACCTCTACTATTAGCAAGTTCTAGAAACGCCAGTTTTTCTCGATCAAAGCCGGGATTGAAATTATTATCCATTAGCAATTTAAACCCCCCTTAATTGATTTAAACGCATGTCGGCAGAAGTATTACTAATATCTTCGCCAACTTCATCTGGTCTTGCATTTGCAACTGATTTTGGATCACCTTTAATCAGAGGTGGCCTATTTTGCTCATTTGGTTCATCTACAAAAGGACGGCCGACTAAAAAACCTGTCCATACCAGATCATTGCCACGCCACTCATATTGTTTAACTAAATCGGATTTGCTAAAATAAAAGCCGGAATAATCACAAACCCCGACAGGTTCAACTGTATCTTTTCGGACGTATTCCCCGCGTTGGCTATTTATTGTACTCGGTTTAATCACTATATACCCCAAGCGTTAAAGGAACCTCAGTTGTATTATTGATAACTGCTCTATCCATATATTCATTATAACGCATCTTCAAGGCATCCGCTTTTTCTGGCGCATATTGATTAGCTAGAGTTTCCGCTAAACCGTAAACTAGCGGCATATAAAAAATAGAGGGAATATCAACGCTTTCCGTGTAACTCTCAAGCGTTTGAATTAAACTTTGTCCCGAATAAAACATCAGATTATAAGCAGGACTCGGCGATTGCCAAATATAGATGTTCAAAGTTTTTTGATAATCTACGTAGTAAACAGTAGGCCGACCGACATTGAACTTATTGGCATAAGAATAATACTCATAACGAGACACTTCCGACATGATAGTATCAACTACCCCGTTATTAAAATATAATTCCCGAATATTCAGTACAGAGCCATCTTCTCCTTTTATTTGGTAATATAAGTAAGGAGTATTGTTACTGGTAAAAAACCATTTAGTATCACCGCAGGTATAGGTTAAGGCTTCTGCCGGTATAATATCGGTCCAACTAGCATTATCGTTTGATCCTTGCAACAATAGTGTCCAAACAGAATCTTCCTTAGCATCTGAATTCACGCCGAAAGCTTTGATGATTTGCGCAGTTGCATACTGGTAACCTATAAAACCATCAGCATCAGTCTGCGTGCAAGCATTATTAGGATTATCGTCAAAAGCATTAGGAGCATATCCTTCTGAGGCAAAAGGTGTGCCTCCAAAGTTTTGTCTCGCGGACGATCTAAGAACACACTCAGTGATTTTTTGAATATTGCTAGGCAGCGTATATTTAGCCTGACTAGGTACTAGATTAATAAAATCGATACTTTGCGTCCATAAATTGACATTTTGATTAAACCAGTCAGTTAATATAAAGTTGATGGCATTTTTAGCCGAATCATATTGATCAGATGTTACCATGCTTAAAGGGACATTAATCAGTTCATAAGCTTTTCTGATGATAAGCTCGGCTTTAATTGATTGAAAACTATAACTTTCTGAACTTACTGGCATGTTTATAATTGTAAAAATTGAAACTTCAATGTAGAGCCATTAGCATTAGGACCAACTCTCACCAATAAATTCTGAGCCAGAGAGCTTGATTGTATTAATTGTGAAGCAGTAGCAGCTACTGCTGGGGCTATAAAATTACCGTTAGCAGCAGCAGTTAAGTCATCATATTTTCCCATTCCTAAATTATTTTTTAAGGACAAAAACAGTTGATAGGTAGCAGGATTAGCCGCTGCTGCTACCATATTTAAAGCATAATTTATAAAAGAAGTATTTTGTTTTGCCGTATTTAATAAAACAATAGGGAAGTAGCCAGTAGAACCAACCCCAACCTGAACAGAGCTACCACCAGCTGTTGTGCCGCTTGCAATTATTGACTGGATGCTATCAAAACAATTAACACTTGTAACAGTATTATTGTTAGGCCCTGCAAGAGTTTCACTAATAAAAACTCCATTTTGATAACCGGTAATAATAAAATTGATAGCTGAGATATTTTGTAAAGAATTAAGGGTAATTCTTGGCACAATACCAAAATCTATAAAGTTAATTTGCCCGCTAGTTTTGTTAACAGAAGAACCGTTCAAATTTAAAGGTGTATTTGCGATTGTAGCTTGAAACGTAGCTATGCCGTTTGCACTTGCAGCTGGCCAATTATATTCATAAAACTGGGACATAATTATTCTCTACTCTGATTGATAATTTCTAAAGATTTCCTATAGGCTTCAATTTGCCCCTTAGATATGGTTAGCAAATGGACAAGCTTTTTATTTTCTTCCTTAAATTTATTAATCTGCTCACCCGCTTGGGCATGAAGCACAACAAGTTGTTTATGCTGTGCTTCTGCTTCTTCTAGGAGTTTGCTCAATTCTTCCTGCATAATATTTACGCCGTTGATCCTGTTGCCCCAATAACGCCAAGAGGAGTAAACATCCCAAATGAATAACGACCAGAACTCATAATTGACATGGTTTCAGTAGCCGGATCAGTTGATACGTTAATCTTAAGTGGACGCCGGATAAAATGCTTACGGCTACCTTTGACGTTTGTTAGACCAAACCAATTGCTTGGGCTGGTTAAAAAGTGATTTACTTCATAACCTTGCGGAATAGCTTTCATATTATAAATTGCGTTGACATCATTATTAGCAGTGCCAGTTCTAAACACTGATTCTAATAACCTGCAACCAGAAAACATTAAATCTTGCGGAAGTAATAATCGCTCTATTTGCCCATTAATAAGTAATCCCGCTTGATCTTTCATTTTACCGGCTAAAATAACTGCCTGTTCAACACCAGCTTCTGAGAAATCAACATTAACAGTAACGCCGTTATATGATCCTACTCTGTTGCTATAAACGCCGCCGTCATACGGCTGGGTACCAGAACAAAGAGGCTGGCCATTAGCCATTAATGCTGCCGTGTTAAATGCTTGATTAAAAGGATTCATGGCTATTACTTCTCTGGTTTGTTCATAAGAAGTAGTCAGTGACTTAGTGCCGTTAAAGAATTGATCGGCATATAGATCATCTTCCATAGCAATGTTGGTAATTTGGAAGCCAAGACCAAATTCACGATGGATGAACTCATAGATAAAACGCTCCCCCATGGTGTCCATTTTGATTGGCGCACCTTGGCTTTTTTCAAGCGCATATCCAGTACCTCTAATATCAACTAGTCTTTCTGTATGCTTAACAGAATTAGCTTGTTCGTAAATTTTGGTATATTCCCCTTTAAATCTTTCGTACTGAGCCTTTACCTCATAAAGACCAGGACGAAGCAGCGAAGGGATATCACCTGTGGTTATAATAGACATAAATTTTTACCTTATTTTTTATTTTAAGCCGTTAATTTTGCACCAGCAGTACCTGTTGATCCATGGATATGAACGTTAAACTTACATAACACATCGATAAAAGGCATACTTACGCCCTGTACTAAATTGGTAGGATTTGGCAAAGATTGAATTTCCGGTACTAAACCAATGATTTTGATTTCTTTGTTAATCCCGCCGTCACCGGCAGCTGCTGTAATTGTAATAGTAGAACCATCTAAATAATAAGCTGATCGACCATTTGCCGTATTGCCTGTTGCTGGGTTGTTAGTAGGAATTGCTCCAGCTGGAGCGGTAAAAGGAATACCACCAACTTGCAAGAAACCATTTTGGCCTCGGAATATATTTTGGAATATAGAAGGCGCAACATTGTTTTGACCAGCTGCCGGTGTATTATTTGTCGAACTAGAAATCTGAACTTTAAACACCACTTCTGGGTCATCGTTAACCCAGGCAATAATTTTTGTTCCGGCTCTAACTTGTCTACTTGCTGGCCAATAATCAGAGTTGACTTCTATACCACTTGCCGCATCAATAAAAGCACATCCCATAAAAATACCGACTGGAACACCCGCTACAGGAACAGCTGGATTGTTAGGGTTCAGCGTATACCCAGCAACAATATTACCTGCCGCTATAGAGTTTGCTATCGTATCAAGCGGAGGTGACATTCTCACCAAATCCCCTTTGAATATATTACCGTTATAAGTAGTTAAACCGTCAGCAGAGGCATAAATATTATAGGTACTTAATTTCTGCGTCCCACCATTGCCTATTTGAGATTGAACAACCGCCAATCCATAAGGTGAGTTAATGCCATTAGACATAATTTCCTCGTATATTTTTAAATTATTAAAAAACGTAAAATGTTTTGATTTTTTAAGCAATGAAAGCTTTCAAGAAGCTCAAGAGACCTTTTAACGTCTAGTTATGACGACAACTTTTAAACCTAAGTTGATGACAAACCTTTTAATGTCTAGTTATGACAGAGGCCTTTTAGATGTCTAGCCATGACATTCACTAACTTTTAGTATAACATAAAAAATAGAAATCAATAAAAATTAGTTTTACTATCAAAAAAATATGCCTATTTTTTAGGCATGTAAGTAATCTCTTAGATCATTTAATATAGCAGATAATCATCCACATAATTACTAACAAAATTTGTGGATATTTGCAGATTTCCTTGCTGTTTTTAGAAATTTTGATATACACTAGAACTAATAAAGAGAGTATATGGTTATAAAATGTTTAACATCAATGAAGTTGTAGGTTATATAATACGGTCAGATCATGCTGTAAATATGGCAGACATGCAAGATAGCGATTTAACACACTTAAAATTACAGAAATTACTATATTATTCTCAAGGTCATTCTTTAGGAGAGCTGGGAAAACCATTATTTGCTGAAATTTTTATAGCATGGCAACATGGCCCAGTTATTAAAGAAATATACCATGATTTTAAACCAAATGGATCTGATCTTATTGGATTTGATATTGGCGATCAGGAGAAATATGACTGTAATAATTTATTAAAGGATAAAAAATCTTTAGAGTTAATAGACAGGACTATTAATTACTATAATCAATATTCTCCTTGGAAACTAAGAAATATGACGCACGAAGAAGAGCCTTGGAAAAATGTAAACATACATAGTATTATTTCTAACCAGTCTTTAAAGGATTTCTTTAGCCGTAGTGATATAAAATCAAGGATTCAGTGTTCCGCTTCAATGTAACATATCTTAATGAGAAGAAGTTAAGTAAAATGAATAACTATGATATAAAAGCGATATTGGCCACTTTATCTTTTTTAGGTCGTCATCAATGGAATCAAATACTTACTGGGAAGGTAAAGAAATACCACGAAGTTCCATTAAGTTCGGTTAAAACAGTAATTGCAAATTATCATAAAGTCTCTGAAGAAAAGGAACTAGGCGTTAGCTGTAAAGCGTTAATTAGTTTTGCTTATAAGTCAGAAGGAAGGTTACTCGGCTTTCGTAAGGATAACGAATTCTTTATAACTTACATTGATCCAAATCATAATTATTGCTAAGGCATATGATTAGAATTTCATTTTTTTGCTAGGATATAATTTTGCTATAAGAATTTTAATTTTCAAAAAAATAAAGGTGTAAATTTCATCTAATCGGGAGGAGCAAGGCCATATCTTCTCAAGATTAGGTGTTAGTATATATAAATCATTATATCTTTTAAAATCAAAGGTTCTATTTATATCTTTGCAAGAAGTAGTTATATATGAACCACTATATTCTAAAATCCCATGAACCCAATAATCTTTTTCAATTTCTTTTACTGTTGTAGTATTTGGTGTTGACCCTTTAATAGTTATTAACCCTAATTTTGCTTTATTACGAATTTCTGCTAATGGATACTCCCCTTTTGAAAAATATCTAAAATTATATTTTCTATATTGTTGCTCACGCCAAAGAGATTTTGTAACTAAATAACAAACTACTTTTTCAATTTTAATAGGACGTATTATTTGTGTTTTTTGATATAAACTTTTAGCTTTGTTTAATTTGTTATTAAATCCAGATATTTCTAACAATATTATACCAATGAGTCCTGAGAGACTTATTATAAGCCAATCGATCCAAGTAGTATTTGCTAAAATGTTCAATGTATATTCTATCATATTAAGTCACCAATATTATATTTAACTTGCAAAAACTGCCACGGATACTCCGTCTAAAGCAGGTAGTAAATTTCCTAAAGTATCAACTGTATAGACCAGCACCCCGGTTGCTGTTTTAGAACGGAAAAACACTTGAAAAGGAGCAACAGTTTCTGTTCCCCTAGCAAGCGATAATAAAACCGTATAATTCCCATCGTTAAATGGAGTAGCAAAATTAATAACGTAAGAACCGTTGCCACCAGTAACGGATGCTATGTTAAATTGATTTTCAATAGTAATATTATTAGTTGTAGCATTGTTGTCAAAAAAGAAACATTGCGCTTTCGCAACCGCTGGATTAGTAATTGCTCCAGTGACTTGTAAAGTATTAACACCGCTTAAGTTACCGCTCGGATCTACTCCAACCTGATTTAAAAACACCGATCCAGTTCCAGATGTAGACAGATTGATATCATCATTAAGATTTGGCGCAGTTATACTATTTAAAGTTAAAATTAAAGTTCCAACTTCGATACTACTTAGTCCCGTTAAAGCTTCTTTCACGTTTATTAAAGGTAGTCCACCCTGTCCATCAGGGTTGTTTACCTCTATATTGACACCGCTACCGAGCGCAAAACTATTAAAAGTTAGAGATGGCGTAGTCTGATTAACCATTAAAAATCCGCTGCTGACTTGGTTGGCTAAATTGTTTAAATTATTTAGCGTATCAGCTATTTTAAAAGTAATATTTCCCGTTGGTGGAATAACCGTTGCATTAGTTATAGCAAGAGCGTCATTACTACTTTCCGTACTAAAAGTAGTAATTCCGCTAGTTCCACCACCAAAAGGAATAACCCGCCAAATTCCTTTAGCTGTTGAAGAATCCACTAAATACAATTGATTAATTTCACCGGGAGTCATGATGTTGGTCAGCGGTGATCCATCACTATAGAGAATAGTAAAATCATGAAACCCAACATTGTTAAATAATAATGTCGTGCCAGTCGGTACCACAAGACTACTCGGTAATGTTATGGTATTGGCATCATTGTTTGAGATAATGTCGTTAATATCACTAACAATTATTCCCGGAGTAACTGGATAAGGCCATGATAGAATAATGTTTGTATCAAGTATAATTTGTGAATAAGACATTTTAACTTCTATATGTTTCTATATACTCGGCCTATATGATTTATCAGAGAATGGTTGCAGCGGATTAAAAACATCTGTTTCCATGCGTTGCAAAGTATCACGCATTACTCTAACGCCTAAATCTTCATAATGTTTGCGTTCTCTATCGCCGTAACGTACGTCTCTTGCTAGGAGAATAGTATCACCGGTAGTAATGCAATCATTCTCGCCTCTTTTATCCGCTCGGTAGGTACGTTTGTTTTGCAGTCTATCGGGAGATACTATATACCATTTCTTAGCCAGTAATCGGTCGATTCTCTCCGGGGAATTCAACGCAAAATAGTATTCCTCGCCAGGTTGCTTGACCTCGGTAATAAGCGCATAAAAAGGACAAGTCGAATCAGCGAATTGCAAATCAAAATCACTGTCGCTTAAGTCATGCTCTCTAATATCTCTATCAAGAGATTTAAATTCGGTATTTTTATCTTCTTTGTATTTAACTGCCATTTTTTGACCTCATATCTTTGTCATATTGTTCTAAGTAGCTTAAGTATTTTTCGTCAGAGTGACCAAAAGCAGCCGCAGCTTTTTTTTCTCTTTCCGTTAACTGTCTTGGTTTTCTGTTAGGGATTGCTTCTGCGGACTTGCGACTACTAACAGCGCCAAAATGTCTTGCCGCCGTAGCAGGGGGAGCGTTACCCTGCTCCCTTAAATTATCAAGATATTCATCAATCATGCTGTAATAAGAAGATGAGCCTATTAAATTCTTCTTGTTATTAAGCTCATATTTTCGATCTAGTTTCTTAATGAAAGATAATACTTGATTAGTTAAGTTCTGATCATATTCAGCAGTGTTTTTATCAAGTTCCGGATTACTATCAAGCCAGTCGTATAATCTTCTTTCATACTCCTCTGCCAAGATTGCCTGATTATTGTAATCATTGCTTGGATTTTGCGGAAAATTGGTAATTTTGCTTGCATCATTAAGTGCATGCGTGATTCTTGAAATCTCCACTGTGGCTTTGGCCACATCACCTGCATTACCATTTTCAAGGGCTATTTGCAATCTTGCCTCTGCCATTTCAAGTTCATTGGCTACATTGTTTTTGTAGTGAGTAGAACTGTTGTTCAGAGCTTGATGGAGCATTTCTTCCAGTTGTAGGTTCTTCTGACATGCTTGTTCAAAACTTTCAGCCAGCTCCTTTTTTTCTGCTCGTTCCTTTTTAAGCTTTGCCCAATATTTATTATTGTCTTGCTTGTCAGGTTTCTCATCAGGCACGTTTGCAGCATCAAGAGGTTGTTCCTCTCGGCTGTTCTCTACTTCTGGCTGGACAATAGTTTCGTTTTCCTGCGCTTCTTCTAATGGTTGATCGGAAACAATTGGAGCAGTTGTATTCTCAATATCTATTTTTAACATATTTTTCTACCTCGAAACTTTAGATGGATTGTCGACTAATAATTTAATTTTAAAGTCTTCTACCATAATTATCGGCTCACCCTCATACTTGGCTTGTAAGCTTGAACCTCTTGGGAATATCGCCCAGTCTCCTTCTCCTGCGTATGAACCACTTGGAAACTGATCGCCTTTATAGGCATCGCTCCCAAGTTTTAACACCATACCGACCATCGAGTTGTACTCTAAATCTTCCTTAACGGCGCTATCAGGCAGCAAGATAGAATTTATCTTTTTTTGGATAGGTGGTTTGTAAATCAGAATCAAAACATTGATACCGGTAACCGATACATGCTTAAACTTTTCAATCATCGCTTCTTTATCAAAGCATGATAGATCGATTCCTTTGGTTTCAAAATCTTGGGCATTATGATTAATCATTTAGAGTCTACCTCAATTAAATGTTGGTTAAATATTTCAAGAGCAGTTTCAAGGCCTTTAATGAGTCCTACGTAGTATTTGTAATCTTTGATTTCAGAAATCGCACTAGGGTTAGCTAGGAGACTTTTGTGTTCCTCTATTTGATTACGAATTGCTACTAATAAATTATGATTATTCATGATAAATAACCTCCTCCTCTTGCGGCCTATTAAGTTCTGCGCGCATGGTTTCTACCTCGGCTTTTAATTGTATTTCACGTTCTTTAAACTCGAGTTTTATCAATTCTAGTTCTTTTTTTGATTCCACTTCCTTTTCTTTAAGGGCGAGATCTAGAGCTTTTTCTTTCTCTTGTAGCTCCATTTTGGTTAATTCAAGCTCAAGTTTTTGTTTGTTAGCCACCTCTTGCTCTTGTAGCTTTAACTCTGCAAGGTAGACATCTTGCTCCATTTTTGCCTTATCAAGCTCAATATTCATTTGCGTTTTATAGCCGTCTGCTTCAATATTTAAATGAGCAATCCGTTCTCTTGATTCTACTTCTGCACTGCGTTGCTGAATATCGGCCATTTGTACTTCAAGTGCGGGATCAATCGGTTGTTGCTGCTCTTGGTTTTGTGGCTGAGCTTCTGGAAGAAGTATTTTATCAATGCCATTAATGCCAAGAGCCTGGTAGACCTTTAAATACACTTCTCTCATATTGTGAAGTTCTGGGTTACCGCTAGCTAATTTAAGTAAGCTCTCAGCTTTTATCATTCTTTGCGTTGATGATTCAACAGAAGGGTCAGATACTGGAATAATACCGTATCCGTCCTCGCCTAAATTAACATTAGCCGGATTAAACATTTTATAGAAAAGCTGCAATTCCTCGCTAAAAGAACTATGCACGGTTCTAAGGATCGCCGACTGTATACGATTTGAAACTTCCAGCAGCGCAATGGTCGTACCGACAGGCGTATTTTGACTATTCTCAGCTATCCCAGATTCAGCAGTCGAGGCGAGATCTTGAGTTTGCGCCGTAATTCTATTCATATACTCAAGTATCGCAGGCGAAGGACCGTTATAAGGGAGCGGTATGATCGAATCACGCAAAGGTAGATTACCGGTTTCTACTGTCACAAACTGACCAGGCAAAATAGTGAGATCGTTGTTAGTAGTTTTTAAACCTTTGGCTTTAAGACCGCCCGGAAAGTTTTGAAAGATCGCGGCATCTATCGCCATTTGCTGCATAGAGGTTAGACTTTTAGCATTGCTACCAAGTATTTGAGCAAGACCTAAGCCGTAAATATCAAAGCCAGGGAATAAGTTATAATGAATAAAACAGTTAATACGAGTTTTGGTCGGATCGTCTTCATTCCAGTTAGGCACTATGGAAACAATCTGATTAGTAGTGCCGCAGCGAGTAATCACATAAGGAGAGGGTATGGTATAATCTCCACCCCCAGATTCATCATTAAAAAATTCGTTTAAATCAAGATATTCATGCGTCTCATAAAAAGGAAAACGAGAAGCAGTCGGCTCTGCTTGCTTAACTCCTGTTGCCTCATTGTCTTCGGCCTCTCTATTAAGGTCTATGCTCTTATCTAAGTAATCCAGATCGATTTTAGAAAATGTTCCATTTTGCATATTAAATAGAATTTCTCTTTTGGAAAGATACCTAATATGTGTTAGCCGATTAGACTCGGTAATACTGCTGCAATTATTATCAACTAAAAAGTCCTCAGGAATAATAAACCTACTAAGCGGTTTGTTAGTAATCGGATCATAGTAAATCTTTCTAAAGACGCAGCCATATAAAATCAAATAAAGTAAAAAACGGTCATAATCAGGATAAAAGCCTTTGTCTTCAACGGTTAGATATTCATTTAAACTGTCTTTGACCAGTTCTCCTTTTAACTCATAAGTCTCATCAATTGAGACATTTGTTTTAAATCCTACCGGCCCAGTAGAAGGTAATAGTTCTGAACGAAGAGTCGCCCAAAGACGTAGTACGCTTGTTGAAAAAGTAGTATCAAAGGTTTTGTTCTGCGCAGCATCGCCGATTGACGGATTGGTTTTGCGGGTGTCTTTAGCGTCGCTATCTTGGGCTTCTTCAATATTAAAGCCGAGATAAGGTTTTGCTTTGTTAATTACATCAAGCCAAGGTTGGCGGTTGGCTTTATCTTTTTTAATAGCCTCTTCTAAATAAGCGGCAATTTTATCCCTTACAGCCTCTGGCACCGTATCTGCAATATTGTTATTAAATGGCGTAGGCGCTAGCTCACCGCTTTCTTCGTCTATTTTAGATAATATTTGATCTTCAAAGTTGGTAATTAGTTCATCTTGCGTGTCAGGGGTATCTAGATCTTGCTCATTACTTTGTTCGAGTAGTTCGGGATCGCCTATTTCTTCAATAGGCAGTTCAGTGCCTAAATTGTAATAATTAGGATCGATATTAGGTAAAACAGATAAGTCACGGGCTTCTTGTTCTGGTTTTTGCTTTTTACGCCTTTTTGGAGCGTTAAATCTTGCTTCTTTTAAGGCTCTACTACTTATTGGCATTAGTATAACCTTCTAGTTTTAATTACTGGCTCATCTTCTTCTGGCGCATCAGTCTTGTGCATTAGTGCATCGTTATCTTTTAAATAGGACAAAGCTTGGGTCATGGTATCGACCAAGTCTCTTGATTCGGCATTAGGAAAAGTAATAACTGACTCTAAGAACTCATCAGCAAAAGGTAGTAATTTATCCTGATTTTTATCCTCAGTTGGCAAATACACAAGTCCGCACTCAATAAATGCAGAAACTCTTTGAACTCTGCTTGTTTTGTCACCTTTTGGGTCATAGCCAATAGCTGGAATACCTGCATCTCTAAGATCTCTAATTAATGGATCACCTGTTGCTTTTGCTTCTATTAAACAGCAATCAACTCTGCTTTGTGCTGGGAAAAGGTTGTTGTTCTCACCCGTATCTTTGTAATCCTTAGCAAGTCTTTGCGCTCTAGCCCGCAAGTCTGGGTAGATGACGCGACCACGCCACATAGAGAGAAGCATTACTTTAAATAATCCATTCTCGCTATTTTCTCGCCAAACTCCCCAAGTAGTACATGCAGAATATGCCGCTGTTGGACTATCTGAAATCGCTGTATCCCAGCTCTGAATAATGTGGTCAAATTTAGGTTTAATAGACGAATCCCAAAGCTGGAACCATTTTTTCTTTAGTATTCCACCGCCAAGAGGCGAAGGTCTTTGTTGGCATTGACCGGCGTAACCGTAAGAGCCAAGTGTATTCTTTAAATCATTAACTTGCTTTTCGCCCATTCTTGATGGGATTAAAAGCTCGCCTTCTGTTGTTCTAGGATCGCGCCATATTTCTTTATTTGACCCAAGATGAGTGGTGAAGCATTTGAATTTTGCTTCAAACTCCATAGGAAGTATAAGTTCTACCCAGTCTTCATCTAAATCATTTTTTCTGATAAAACCTGTTAGATCATTCTCATGTGTTCTTTGTTGAACAACGATTATACAATCATTAGCAGGATTGTTCGAACGAGTAGACATTCTTTGCGTCCACCAATTGATAACATTTGCTCTTTTTAAGTCAGACAAATCGCTTGGATCATTTGGATCATCAACAATAATCATTGATCCGCCTTTACCGACCATTTTAGATCCAACACTTGTTGCAATACGACATCCGCTTTTAGAGTTTTGGAAAAAGCTTTTGATGTTCTGGTCTTTGGCAAGTGGAAACTGATAACCCCAATTACTTTGATACCAGTCGCTTTCGATAAGTTGTCTGCTTTTTTGGGCATGCTCTAAACTAAGTGAATTAACGCATGAGGCTGTCAAAAACCTCTCACAAGGGTTATGTAGCCAAACCCAAGCAGGGAATGCTATTGAAATCAAATTTGTTTTACCTGTTCGAGGCGGAACATTAATAATCAGTTTTTTGATTTTTCGCTCATATACGGCTTCTAGATGTTCGGCTATTGCTTTGATATGCCAATTATCGATAAAAGGCATTCTTCCTTCCATATAAGGCCACGCTAATTTAAAGAACTCATAAAAAGAACTTTCCGCAAATAAACGATCTCCCATTTTTTGCATCGCAGGTGCTTGATCTGCATTCAATATAGATATTGAATTTTCTAGATTAGAAGTGTCAATATAATTAAAGCCTTGTTCCATAAAACCGCTGATATTTAAATACAAAGTCATTATAACGCGGCGGTTACCGATTCTGATTTTTTTTGTGATTTTTTTAACTAGAAAGGCCAGTATTTATATGATATAAACCAGCATTAGATATATTTTTAAACATAGTTTACGAGGAGATAATGAACAAAGTTGAATTCATAAACCACATAGCAGGGCAACATAACTGTACTAAAGTCGTGGCTGAGAAAAATATAGATATGTTTACCTCCTCCGTAATTGATGCTATCGGGCAAGGTAATGAAATATCTCTCGTTGGTTTCGGTAATTTTTCTGTTAGCAAAGTCGCGGCAAGAGATGGGCGTAATCCTCGTACTGGGGCAGCGTTAAAAATTGCTGCTTACAATCAACCAAAGTTTAAAGCAGGGCAAAAGCTCAAAGACGCAGTAAATAAAAAGTAATTCAATATCAATAAATATGCAAACAGGTAAAATTAAGTGGTTTAACGCCGATAAAGGTTATGGTTTTATAGAACAGGATGACAGAGCGACTGACGTTTTTCTTCATGTTTCTGAACTAGCTAAAACTGGTCTTGTAGATATAAACCCAGGACAAAAAATTAGTTTTGAACTCGAAAATGTAAAAGGAAAAATCTCAGCTGTCGATATTAAGTTTATATAACTGAGGTTAAAACTTCAGGTAAGAATATAAGGTTTGTCTGCTAATACCAAATTCTTTTGCAAGACGAGTTTTGTTGACCTGCATTGTTGGCGTTTCTTGGGATATTTGCTGCTTAATTTCAGTTATTTGCTCGTTGGTTAAAGCATTTTCTCTTTTATAAACGCCACGAGCTTTCGCTTTAGCAATTCCTTCCATTTGGCGTTCTTTAATAAGAGAATGTTCAAACTCGGCAAAAGCTCCCATAAGAGAAAGCATAAGATTTGACATAGGAGATTTGTTACCGATAAATTCTAGCCCCTCTTTAAGAAATTTGATCTGTGCTTGTTTAGCAGTAATGGTTTTTATGATTTTTCGTAAATCATCAAGATTACGAGCTAATCTATCCATGCTATGAACGATAACAATATCGCCATCTCTAATGTAGTTTAGCATTTCCTGAAGTTTAGGACGGTTTGTATCTTTCCCAGAGGCGTAATCGGTAAAAGTAATATCTAATTCAAGATCTGATAATTGACGTTCAGTACTTTGTTTTGCAGTGCTAACTCTAACGTATCCAACTTTCTTACCTGTCATTCTTTGTCTATTTGGTATTAATGTTTAAAAAATGCGGTAATTATTAATCCTATAATAGTTAGAAAAAATGGAATCATCCATTTTAAAAGATCCGTTTTAAGTTCCAATATTGCTATATTGAGGTCATTTTTAGTGACTAATTCAGTATTTTGATTATTAATTGCATCTACTATTACCTCAGCTTGTTCTTCAGAAAATCCATGTTTCATGAATTTTTTAACTGTAGTATGAGTATTTAATAAAGCCATATTTGTATTTTTTTAATTGATTGAATGTTTATTTAAGTTTTAGATATTTCTCAAATTGAGCATTAAATTCTTCATTTGGAGTCCACCAATAATCTTGCTCTTTTTTGCGTTGCATATCATCATTTTGTTTTTTATAGTATCGCTCACGCTCAGTAATGACTTGCTCTCGCATCAAATCATTTTCAGCATTTCTGATTTTGCTTTCATATTCTTCAAGTTTGAGTTTATCATCTTCGAGTTTTCTACCTCCTTTACTACAGGAAAAAGAACTATCCATAAGTTTTGTTTCTAGAAATTTAGCTAATTCATCATCACCAAATAGCCTTCTAGCTTTAGTTGTCAAATATTGTACATCTCCCTCGTAGACTCGATAATCACACATGCTAGCCCTAACTGTTTCATCTCTCAAATTTAGATGTATAGCAGAATCAACCATTTTTAATTCCTTTTGGATAAAAAGCACGATATCATAGTGTAACTTATATCTTAGCTTAAACAAACCATCTTTCCTTGCTTCGTTGCTAATTGAATACTGCAATTCGGCATATTGAGATGTTATTCTAGTGTAATAAGCTATTGCTATGGTACAAAAAAGCATACCTGCGGAAAACCACCATCCTTCGCTTATCATTACTACTCGTATAATAAATTTAATATTGTTAGATTGAGTATATAACTTGCTTCACGTAATGTCAATTAAACAATGACCTCACCTTGCTTTACATAAGAGAGTCATGGGGTTTTTAGTTGTCAAGTGGCTACACCTAACTTGACACATACAACCTCAATTATTACTTATTGGGTTCTAAGTGTAAGAATCAGATTTTTCTGATACAGTCTTTCTTTGATCTAAATATCTAAAATTAGCGGTTTAATTATTATAAAAGAACTAAATATGTAAAATAATATAAGTATACTTGTATTAAATAGTAAATTTAGTTACAACAAGGGTATGCTTACTTATCTTTCCTCTTAATATTTGGCAATATCTTTAATAATATCCATCTTTTAACTCTTGTATCATCCTCGCCTTCTTCCTTTTCTCAAATTCTTCCTTAAATAGTGCGAAAGGGTTTTTGACTTCAATGTGAACAGAATTGTCAACCCCAATTCTTTTAGGTTTAGAATGTACTTCTTCGATGTTTTTAGGTTTTGGTTTCGAATATCTAATCACTCTTCTTCTGGTTTTAGGAGGAGCTGTATACTGTATTTGATGAAGTTTAATATAATTTTCTAAGCCTTGTATAGAGATCCCTAAGTCTTTACAAAGCCTGTGTCTTGGAACCTTGTTCAATAAATCTTCTATTTCTTTGGGATCATAATTATAAATTTCAGATTTTTGTTGTCCAGTTTTCACACGCCAGTTTAGCTTGTGTTTCAAAATAAAATTACGTACGCTTGGAATACTAACTTTTAATTTTGCGGCAATCTCTTTTCTCGGTACTCCGTCATCTAAAAGTTTTTGCATCTCTTGTGGATCGTAATCCCAAATTTTAGATAATGTCATTGCGATTAGTTTTATTTATATCCTCTGTATTGCCTACGCTTTTTTATACTATTTACGGTAAGCTCAACATCTTGGTCAGTATCACAAGAGATTACTTTATAGCCACCAAAATTCCCTCCTATCCTACCCCAGACACAAATTACATCTATTGTCCCAAACAAAGTCGCTTGCTCAAATAGCTTGTAATATCTTGTATTCTTTTTCCAGGACAAGGTCATTTAATTCCCTTTTTGCTTTAAATAATTAGAAAGTGATTGGACATTCCATGATTGTTGCCCATCCTTTGTAATCTTTCCTTTATACCAACATTCATCTCCTTTAATAAAATCAGGTTCTTTGTTAAGGAAAGGATTGTCCTCGAAAATTTCTGGGCATTTATTTTTTAATGCGTCTAAATCTATTGGTGTAACCTTTGGTGTTAAAGAGTTGTTTATTTTTTCTGATAAGACAATAAAATCTTCATCTATTAACTTAAATAAGTCTGGTTCATTTTGTCTTATATATTCTTTCGCATCTCCATTAATAACTTTTCCTGCTTTTTCATATTGTAATAATATTAAAGGATCGCATGATATTCCATCATCATCAATTGTTCCTGTCCATTCAACATTTCCTTTAAATTCTTTTATGATTTGCAGGGTTCTTTCTAGATTTTTTTTATTCATTCAATTAGCTTTAATTATATGGTTTTTTTAACATTTTAATGTGATTCTCTAGTAGCTCTATAAATATTTTTTTTGTAGCTTCAAAAGGTACGTCATCTTTCACTAAAGGAGTAGTTCCCGTTACACCATGAGCAAAATTATCCTTGTTTTGAATGGTTACTGCTACAAAGGTTGCTCCTATTGATCTTAATATAGGTTCTAAAGCCTCCATTATGGCTGCATCTAATTCGTTATTGTCCATTGGATCCATTGGGTTCTCTCTATATATTTGTTTACTTATATACTATTTATAATACCTATGTTCTTTTGTCCAAAGAAGATTCATTTACCATCTCTAGTGTTCGCAACAAAAACAGCCATATCATCTAACTGTTCTTTTGTGTATTCTTGCGCTAGATTAGAATAAGAAATCCGCGCCCCATCTATTAGATGACTAAACGCTTCTTCTAAACCAATATTTTCATCTATTCCTACATCGCTTAAGACCAACATAGCCATTTCTTTTTCCAAACAAGTTATTTCTTTGTTTAAATATGAATCTATTATTTTTGTTTCTAATTTATTTTTCATTCTAATTCATCTAATGAGTTTGATAATTCATTCATGCTTTCTATTAAATAAGCTAATGTGTTACTGATTTGTTTTTTGTTGTTTATTAAATTATCAGGAGTTAGTTCCTCAACAAAACTAGATAGTTCATTATTTAATTCAGTTATTTGGTTTATAATGTTCATAGGTTTATATATTTATTTACTCATATACTCTTGTAAAGCTTTATGTATCAATTCAGTAATTGTTATATCACTCTCTAATGCATAGCGCTTAATATCTTTATGGAACTTTTTTTGAATATTAATGTTCATTTTCGTGATATCGTTTTTATCTTCTAATTGTTTAAGAGCTTTCTCTTTATTTACCGAAGGACGACCTGATTTTAATTTACTCATATTATTTCTTTTATCTCATTTACTATGTTTGTGATCTCGTATATCGCATCATTATTAGTAGTATCAAAAACTGTCTGACCTTCTGCTGCCGATTTAGCGTATACTATTCTCTGACATGTGAAACTTTTCATTATCGGTAAGGAATATCCTTGCAAAGCTTCTATTACTTCGCTACCTAAAGAGGTAGTACTTATTTTTCTACTAATGCAAAAATATGATTTAGGATTACCATCGGTAAGTTGCTGCCTATGTTTGATTATATCTACAAGATCCTCAGATGCCCATATATCATATGGAGAAGGTTGCACTGGAATAATTACAAGATCTGCGCTTTTAATTGCCGAAATAGCCATGTCTGTTAATTGAGGTGCGCCGTCTATGATAATCCAATCAAAATCACCGGCTATTTTCTTTACGTCCTTTTCAAGAGTCGGTCTATCTATTCCTACAACTGCTATCTCACTATTACCAGCAGCGTGCCAATCTCTTGCAGAACCCTGCGGATCAGAGTCTATAAGTAGTACTTTTGAACCATTTAAGTGAAGTTTAGTCGCAATGTTTGTAGCCAATGTGGTTTTTCCTACGCCGCCTTTTTGGTTTAATATTGCTATGATTTTCATATATACCTATCTTTATTCAAAGTTAAGTATATATGTTTGTTAAAAGAAGTAAAGATATATTGTAATAAATATTTGTTTATTTACTATTCATAATAGCTGTTCCTAAAAACTCTGGAATTAATGGTACAACCGCATTACCTAAAGCTGCAAGACGCTGTCTACGACTTCCGTCTTCTGTCCAGCTACTTGGAAAGCCCATAAGCCATTCTACCCAATCAGGATTTAGACGATCATCTTTTAACCTTGGTATTGATTCTGGTTCCGCTCCCCATTGCATAGCTCCTCGTGTGCGATGGTACAAGCTAACCTGCTCTTGTTTACATATTGGGCTAATTTCTTCAAATCTCCCGTGTCCTTGTAATCTCTGGCAGTCGGTGTTGGCAGCATTTTTACAATCGTCTCCAAACATGGACTGTGTCTTCTTCTGTTCGCAGGACAATCGCTGCCTACTGACGCAAGCGGGGTAGGCAATAATCCATATCCTATCTCGCCTATGAAGCGCACCAAGGGCAGAAGCTGGTATGCAATGCCATTCTGCATCATACCCGATCTCCCATAAATCTTGCAGGACTGTGATAAGTCCCTTACTCCGAAGGTTTGCCACATTCTCGATAATTGCGTAACTTGGTTTGATTGCATCAATTAATCTCCTAAATTCTTTCCAAAGACCTGATCGCTTGCCACTGATGCCAATCTGTTTGCCTGCACAAGAAATATCCTGACAAGGAAAGCCTCCTGCAATCACATCAATTTTTGGCAAATCAGTAAGATCTTCTTTTGTTAATGCAGTAACATCAGAAAATACCGGAACAGATGTCCAATGTTTCTTTAATATCTTCTGGCAGAAAGGATTAATCTCACAAAAAGCCACTGTTTGCATTCCTGCTTTTTCTAGCCCGAGAGAAAATCCACCTATACCTGAGAAAATATCAAACACTGATAATGATTTTTTAAGCATCTCCTTCCTAACTAATTGATATATTTACTGCTTCTAAGCAATTATAACATAGTTAGTTTGATTCTTAATTTTCTTGCTTTTTATTGGCTTTTTTGGGGCCGTTATTTTTCGCTTCAGCAGCGTCGCTACTTGCTTTTAAGCTTATTAGATTATTTACCGCTTTGTTAATTTCTATAGCCTTCTTATAAGTTTCTTCTCTATCTATCTGCTCATGTTCCGCTTTGTCCACATCCGACACATTGCTTTGTATATTTTTCTTGGCTATAGCTAAACTATTAACTTGTTGCATCTGCGAAAAATCTATTTGACCTTCGTTAAATGCGCTAAAACCTGTGTTGAATATTTCTTCAGGCGTTTGTTCATTAGACATTGTCAAAAAAAATGGTTGATTATCATTTTTAGGTTCAGCAGCCCATTTTCCTTTCGTTCTAAGGTAAAAGGTAGCGGCATTTAATTTACTTGCAGTGTTTTCTTTCTCTCTGATAAACCCCATAAGCGTTGAACCAACAAAGCTACAAGCCTTTGCGGCACCCCTCTTGTAGGCTGCAAGTACTTCTGGCTGACGATGCTTAATTTCGTAGAAACTTCTTGATGAAATACTTAAATAGTCAGCGATCTCGTCTATAGACAAATAAGCTGCTAGTGCTTCTACTTGGGCTATTTGCTCATCAGTTAAGATTATCTTTTTATTCATTCACCAAAACTGCTTTTTGATTTGTGCTATTCTCCCATCTTTTAATAATCACATCTACATAAGCCGGAGACAATTCCATCATATAACAATTACGCTTCGACTTCTCACAAGCGATTAACGTTGTTCCACTACCGCCAAATGGATCATAAACGCTCTCACCTTCTTTTGAGTTATTAAGAATAGGTCTTAACATACATTCAAGAGGCTTTTGTGTACCATGCCCTGTTTGCTCTTCCTTTGTTTTTGCGCCGTAATTATTATTATCAATATCCCATACTGTGGTCTGGTCACGTTTACCTTGCCAATTATGTCTAATTTTTTGACCTTTTCTCACGGCATACCATAAAGGCTCATGCTTACCATGATAATCACCCCTGCTTAATACAAAATGCTGTTTATTCCAAATAATAAGGTTAACTAGGTCAAACCCACATTTTTCTATGCTTTCCGCAAATTTGTGAGTGTAAATAGATGAATGCCATACATAAGCAATATCGCCGCTAAACAAAGAATATGCCTCGCTCCAGTCATACCTATCATCGTTTAGCACTTTACCTGTGTTCCTAGCTCCTTTGCCTACTTTCTCTCTCCAATCAGGCTCATAATTTACGCCGTACGGAGGATCGGTTACCATGAGTATTGGGTTGCTTCCATCTAACAACTTGGTTACATGGTCAGCATTAGTACTATCTCCACACATTAAGCGATGATTACCTAAAATATACACATCACCTAATTTAGAAGTAGGCTCTTCCGGCAAATCGATTGCCTCTTCCTCCCCTATTCCATCTAGAGTCATTGTATCAAAAATAGGTGTCAGCAAATCCTTATCCATACCAAAAGACACTAAATCTTCCATATCAAAGCGCTCTGTCAGGATATCAAAATCATATTCACCAAAACTTAAGTTATCCCTAATATTTAGTCTATCGACTTCCTCTGCAGATAGTTTCCTATTAGGCATTAATACTTCAATCTCATTATCATCATCATAACCAGCCATATACAAAGCCTTCTTGCGTTGATGCCCACCAATAATCGTATAATCGCTATCTACTATAATTCTTTGGTGGTATCCATCCTCACTTATATGGGATGCTAATTTTTCCAAAAGTTCAGTAGTTATTTTTCTAGGATTATCGGAGTATTCCTTTAACTGGGATAGCCTGATATTAACGGCTTGCCATTTTAATTGATCCATAATTGGTTTCATAGGATACTGTTTCTAATTTGAATAATATTTCTCATATTGCTTAGCAAACTTTTTATCTTTTTTCGTTTCTATCAAAACTAAGTTTTTACATTGGTTAGCAAGTATTTCTAGATCATCTACCGATTCTGATAGTTGGTTTAAATTCTTTGTTACCAGAATCTTTTGGTTGTGAATTTTATAGACAGGAGCTAGAAAGTTTTCATTATCGCCGAGTGAGCTATGCCCAACCCAATAATTGATATCTATCAAATCTTTGTGATCAGCAAGTAAGTTGTAAATACTAGTAATATGCTGTTGTACAACCGTGGTAAACTTACCTTTTACCCAATACGAAGTTTTATTCTTTTGTGGCTGTTTAGCTTTCTGAATTTGGGTATAGACTTTCTTAATGCTAGAATTCCCAGTTGCCACTTCTTCTTTTTGCTCTTCAGTTCCTTGCTGTTGAATTTTATCGTACTGAAAAGCTGTCATATGACCTACGTTTGCCATTTTTGCAATAGCTTCTAAAGCACGACCACCAGTTTCTTTTGCTGAACTTGTGTACACTAGTGTACTAATGTTCGAATCTGCATCAACTAAATCATTCCTAGCACCTTGTCTACTCTTAGCTTTCTCAGCTTCGAACTCCTTGAATCTATAAGCTAACTCTAATCTTGTTGATGTGCTTAGATTACGCCTACTAAACTGGTTGTTAATCATCCAGAGCTTTACGTCTAACTCACTCTCTAGACCTTTGATCTGGCGAGTTTCAAAAGGAATATTGTGTTTACAGCAGATGGTATAACGATGATGCCCATCGATAATCGTGTTATTCCATACTACTATCGGTTCTCTACATCCTTCTGTTAGTATACTTTGTTCCAAGCCAACCAGCTCTTCAGCAGATAAAGGTGGTATCAGGTCTTGGAATTCTTTATTAATTGATAAATTCATATTTTTTCTTAATTAAATTATTATCCAATCACTTGCTAGGACACAGCTCCCTTCAAAAAAATATACAGCATCAATGTGACCGTTTGTTTCACTTACTAATCTATCTTTTGATATATAAATTATATTATCATATCCGTTTTGTTTTACCTTTTTCCCATCTTTTAAAGCTTTTAAAGCTTTCTCAAATGTATGTAATTCAAAATATTCTTCCCAATCGGTAGCTAAAATTGACATTGTTGCATTTTCTCCTATAGCTGCAGATAAATCTCCTAAAGTTGAAAACCCCTGTTGAAATGTTTTTACCTCTCCTTTGTACATCCAAGATGTCATCAAGCCAATTTCGCTGATAAAAATATGCAAATCTTTGTCGTCCCAGCTTTTTCTTCTAATACTTTTCTTGTTAATTAATAATTCTATAGCTTCTATAAAATCCATATTTCCTCTTTTATTTAACTAGTTGTTTTTAACCAAAATTCGCAAATTCACCATGTAGTTTCTTTGCTGCTCGGCAATAAGCTTTATGAGCTTCTTCAGGACTGTCAAAAGTACCTAAGTGTTTAACTTTCTTATGTTGCGTAATTCGAGCGACCCATTTTTTTTTACTAATATGAACACCTTTGTATTCAGAATTATTATTCGTCTGCGCTTTACGAGCATATTGACTTTGAGATCTATTAATTTCTCTTAAATTCTCTATTTTTGTATTCGAGTAATCTCTGTCAATAAAACCTACAACCTCAGGTATATATCCATGAAACATCTTAAATATTAATCTTGATACATGGTAATGTTTACCTTTGTACATAGTCGTATAAACAAAATGTTTAAGAATTCTGTTATAATGTTTACTTCCAGCCTTATCTCCAGCTTTTTTTCTTCGTCCAGGAGCTATTTTCCAATAAAGGTCTCCATCTCTATACTCAAATATTTCGTGCAACTCCTCTTGAGTCAATTTAATATCTTGTTCTTTTATTATTTCTGGCTCTGCCTTTAGCTTTATAACTTTTGGAGCTTTAATTACGTTTGGCATAAATTTAATATTATTTTCTCCCTTAAAATGGTATTTCATCATCGTAAACTTCAGCAGTTTTTTGATTAGCTGCTACATCTGTGTAATCAATTTTGTGCTTGCCACTTTCTATACCCGCTTGTGGCTCTGCTCCTTTGTTCAAAGTTTCATTGCCATAAGTGGTTTTGTTAGTTTCTGCTTCTTTTGGATAAGTTAGAATGTTAAAGTCTGTTACCAACACCTCAATACTTGCCTCAGCTGTGCCGCTATTGCTCATATACGCCTTAGCCTTTGGTACGCCTTTAACCATTAAACCCATTTTATCTTTGACATATTCTTTAATGTTTTTAGACATTTTTTCGGAGTTAGACTTACACTCAAACCAAGTAGTATCTTGTTGTTCTTGACCATTCTTATCTTTGTATTTTTTGTTAACGCTCATTTTAAACGTTACCCAATTCGGATAATCTCTTTCATTCGGACATCTTGCATCTTGGTACACGTAGCCTATTATTTGTATTTCTGTGTTGTTTCTCATTTTTATTTACCACTTATTGATTCATCTGTTTCGTAACAGTAATACCCTGCTCCTTGGAACTCATGATTTTTTATAAAATCAGTTTTCATAAAGTCAGTTAATACGTTGCGATAAGTTTCGCCAGAACTGGCATTGCAAACCTTGTGAAATTCAGTCAACAACTCAAACGCTTCAATGTTAATTAATTTTTCGTTGTATGGATTTGTCGGCACATACTCGCCTTCAAAATAAAATTTTCCATCTTTGAATTTAATTTTGACTAGACCAGAATCTTTTACACGATGATACGTATCCAAAAAAATAGTGGGATAATCTTCCACCCAAGCTTTATATGCTTCGTCAATATACCAATACACCTTATAAAACTCGTAAAAAGGGGAAGAGGTGAAAAATATTATTTTTTCTAATTCGTTCACATCGTCATTGTAACAAGATGTTATAAAATCTTTATGACCCTCTTCTAACCATTGATTATCACTATGATTAAGGAATTCCTTGGTCGAAACCCTCAGTTGTTTTGCAAGATCAGGATATTCATCTCTGATTCTTTGCGTTTGTATTTTTCTCATTTCTTAACCTCGTTATTATATTCAATATATTGGTCTGCAAGCATTAGCATTGTATGCTCTACGTCTCTAAAATCCCGCTTAGACAGCTCTTTTAATCTCTCCAATTGAGCATCTTCGAGTTTTATTGATATGATCTGCTTATCGTGTTCAACGGCTAGATAAAGTCTCCATACAAAAAATGCGACCCATACAACCATTAGTACACCTAAAAAATTCCAATGATCCTTTAAAAATTTCATCTCTTCCTCTTTAAATATTTTGCGTAAGTCTCAAACACATCGTCTATTAAATCTTCACGCGAGTTGCTATCGAAGTAATTGTAACATCCTTCGTTCGCAAACCAGTTCACCACATCTTGTTTAGTTAAAACCGTACCCTTGCGTACTTCGCTAATAATTTCTTTCATATCATTACTTAGCTCTATCGTTGCTTTGCTCATTTTACTGCTCTTTTTATTATTTCTTTTGTTAAAATTATCGGTCTTTCTCGATTACCCTCATAGCGCAATTCAACCTCAAAATTTCTAGCTAAAACAGCTTGTTCAATAGCGGAAATGTAAGTTTCATCAATGCGATGAATTACATAGCTCTCTCCGATAAGAATTAGTTTTTCTCGGCTAGATTCTGGACTGACACTCAGTTTATCAAACCAGTTTTTAAGGATATGCTCAGCATATTTACCCTCATACCATTTCTGCAAAGCTTTGACTAAATTACTCCTCAAGCATAGCCACTGTGGATTTTGGCGAAGGCTAACCCCAACATCACTTTTTGCCAACCCGCTTTCATTATCCATTTTCGCTAATGTTACCATAGGCTTGGGAATTGCCGCTAAAATCGTAACTTCTTCTCCGTACACCGCCTTGATACACCTGCGTATCTTAGCCTTTTCGATGTCATTGAAAGATACTCCGATACCTGGTTTTATACCGACTTTGTCAGGAGCTAATTCTTCGAATGCACAATTATCTTGAACTTCATTAGCACCTGCTCCAAAGGCATCGAAGATAGCCTTTGAGAGCAACATTTTCCTAGTTTCCTTATCAGACATTAGGTTAGGTTCTTCTAGTTTCATAATGGATATTTCCTCCTGTATATTTGGTTTTTTCTCTGGAGCAGTTAGGAGTTTTGGTTTATCAGTCTGATCACAAATTGTGATTGCTTCTTTTTCTTTTGGTTCGGGAATAGCAACTTGCGAATGCTCCATCAGGATAGCATTTGAGCAAGTTGTGTTTTCCGTTTCTTGCGCACGCACTGTAGATTTTATTAATATAGAGACTTCCTTAGAAGAAGAACGTAGAGAGCTTTCTGTTAAGCTCTCTAGTTCTTCTCTTAGTATATATGTATCCTCGCCCACGATGATACCCCTATCCTCACGAATGATGATACCCCCCTTACCTTGAATGCTTTTGTTTAATTGACTTTGAGAGCTGTTTTGTAACTTTATATTTGTATTTTCGTTTTTGAGGATACCCTTGTTGGCTTGAATGCCTTTATCTAAATGGGTTTGAGAGGTATTTTGAATTTCAACATCGTGAGGATACCCCCTATCATCACGAACGATGGTACCCTTACCCCCTTTACAAGTAGCATTATCACTTGTGTTGCAGGGTGTTTTGTTATCGTTATTTGCAAGAATGGAAGATTTGCTATATTTTGACTCTATATACTCATGATTAGTTGATAATCTTAGTTCTTTTATTTGCTCTCTATCAACTCCCATGGGATTATAGAAATGAGGAGTTTGTTGCCAAACATAAACAATTAGCTGATTATGAAAAACCTTTTTGAATTTTGTTTCAGTTTCAAAATCTCTACTAATTAATTCTAATTCCTCTAATAGCACTAATTTTCTTCTAATCGTGTTTTCTGAGACATTGTACTTTGTAGCTAACTTTTTATAAGAAGTACTTATACCTTTTTTCTTTAACCGAGAAGAATGTACAACATTACCTTTATTATATATTTTCTTAGGGTTATGCCATGATCTAAATTCGTCCCAATATAAGTTAATGGCTAATGTATCTGGTCTACCCCTAGAATCTACGATCAATTTATGTAATTGATGTTTGTTTTTAAGGACAAGACTAGTGTTTTTAACTTTAATAACAGTCAGCTCAGTTTTAGTATTAGATAAAGCTTTCATGCTACCTCTCCTTGATTATTTTCTATTTTGTAAGCGCAGTATTTATCTGCGTCATTTTTTGGCAGCAGAAAGCCTTTTGAGGTTGCAAGATTATTTTCTATGAGAATATAACGGCCTGAGTTATACAGATTGCACAGGAATTTCTTTGCGAATATGTAAATCACCTCATAATTTCCTATACAGTACAACCACGAATTATCGTCTCTTAATATGCCGCTATCTGAGTATGGTGTATTTGGGTTATGCCTTTCTTCTACTTCAATCCACAAGTTACCAGTATTCTGAAAAACATTATCAAACTTTAACTCAACTCCTTGCATGTTTTCACCGAACTTATATTGGTACTCCTGAGTCTGAAAATTCACTATTCCAATATTTAATTTTTTCTGTAATAGGTAAGCACAATAATCTTGAAACTTTTGACCTTGCTGAAGTTGAAATTGGTAGTTTTCTTTGTAATCAAAGCTCATTTCCAAACACCTCCCAGCCATCTACTTTCGTGCGAGCAAACATCTCTATCTTGTTGCCATATGTATAAAGAGTTTCAATGATCTTTCTGAATTCCTCGGGTTTTTCTGAATGTTTCTCTGTTCTCTCTATCGTTTGTACAGAGTCGAATAGCTGTACATTATCTGGTGTACAACTTCCTTTAGTAGCAATTAGTAATAACTCGTGTCTTACAGAGTTATAATGCCCCATGTTGTGTTTTACCTTGTCCCAGACAAACTGTGTTTTGTACTTAAAGCCCCAAGACTTTACTAAATTTAATGCCTCTTCTAACAAAGGAGATGTAGCCCATATAAAAAGTACAGCATTCTCCTCTACGATGCTATGAACAGGGAGGTCGTATAATTCTTGCATACTCATAGTCGAATAATGATCAACTGCTCCGCCGTAACTACCGCCACTTCTTTCATCACCATATTGCCAAGGAGGATCAGCATAGATAACTCGGTATTTACCTTTTGGCCACTCAGCTATTACATTCTTAGCCAACCGCTCGGCTTTCTGTAAATTGATATATGCTCTGTCTATTGAAACGTCACCTTTTCTTACTTTTTCTACAAGTTCCTCAGATCCTTTTTCTAGTATTTTTTTGGTTTTATGAACTGTCCCATATCCAAGACCCACAACTTTTGCAGCTAATTCTAAAGATTTTCCGCTCTCATGGGGGTAGGTCAGATCTGACCTAGGCTCCTTTTCAGAAGAAGTATGGTACATTCTTTCAAGAGCCTTTACCTTTTCTATTTTTTCTATCTTAATAGCGAGTTCAGATCTTTGAAAATTAGTCAAATTTCTCTTTCCAATTTGGTTGTAAATCATCCAGAGTTTAATGTCAGCGTCAGACAAAAGGTCTTTTTTTATAATCGTGTTAAACTCAATATTATTAGCCACACATATTTTGTACCTATGATGTCCATCAATAATAGTTCCATTTTCCAATATAACTAATGGATCACGACAACCTTCATTTTTAATGCTTTCTTCTAAACCAGCTAATTCCTCCAAACTAAGAGGTGGAATCAGACATTGAAACTCAGTGTTTATTTGTAGTTGCATATTATTTTTCTATTCAAATATTATCTAAAATTGTGATCTGCCATGTATAACATTCTGAATGATCAAATGTAGAGCTTGTAAGACTAATAATCTTTCTCTTAATCAGTTTATTTTTAGCTAATTTCGCTATTTTTGACGCTACTGTTAATGGTGTAATTAAATATCCACCTAGCTTTTGTGAAATCTCAAAGTTATTGATATTAAAAATAACCCCTTTCTCTTTTGCGAACGGTACTAATACTTCTAAATAAACTTCAATCGCTGCAAAATCAGGGTACTCAAATGCATGTCTAGTATGTAATAAATCACGCAATTCACTTCTGGTTTTTAAATCACTCATACTACTCCTTATCCTCTTCTCTAATTAAACGAAGCAACATCTCTAAATCTTCCCGTACCATTTTTTTGGTAACCTCTCCAGCATCTATTCTGCGCTGTAATCGCGCTGCCACTATTTTAATATTAGTTTCTCTATTACTTGCCATAGCACTCCTCACTTTTTGGTTGACTAATTCCCTGTCTCTTTGCATAATCTTGCCAATATTCTCTTATGACTAGAATGCGTTTGCATTCAGCTCGAGTGCTTAGGTAGTTACAGAGTTTGAGGAGGTAGGAGTTGAGGGATTGGGTCATTCTTATAATTTGCTATAGTTATTTACATTAAAAGAAAACATTCTAAATATTTTTTGTTAATTGTTATCTTGTAGAGGTCGTCAAGGTATTTATTCTTGTTCCGTTCAATGATTATTTCTGTATCTTCACAATATTCAAAAAATCTACGAACAGTATCAACATGAATATTTAAAGACTCAGCCATTGCTTTTACCGAAAGATAACCTTGAAAATTAACGAAATTTTCTTTTTTATTCATTAAAGAAACCATGTTTTGAAAATATCCTATATATTTCAGTGAAATCTTGTCTTCTAAAAAAATATTTTTGAGCACCTCAACATTACAAAATGTTTTTTTCATCTAGTTCTGCATTTTCTTATTTATATTTTTCTTTATAAACGCTATAAATAGTAAAAAATAGCGGTATGTTTGCTGGGATTTTAACAAAAATTAATGTTTTTATGATCGACTACATTTTGATATTTTGATATTTGGATTTTTAGGTTATTTAGCTATTTTTTCATTTAAATCTTATAAGGAAGTAAGTAGTATTAATGCTTTTTCTATGGGAATTAGATCTATATCTACCTATGCATTAGGAGCTACTATTACTGCTACTTGGGTTAGTGGAAGTGGATTTTTTATAGATTTAACTGAGTTCTATTCAAGAGGA